GTGTATGGCAACGTGTCAACGATCAAAGGTGCGTTAGACGCGTTCTCAATCAATAATTTTAAAGCTTCAGATTTTGCCGCAAATTGAGGTATCTTTCCAATTTCTAACGTGTTCAAAATTGAAAAAGAATTTTCTGTTATTCCTTTGATGTAAGGAGTAACAAAGAAATCCCTAATATATTCTTGGTATGCTCGACCAGTTCCTGAGTTAGATATATTATTTAAGAAATTTGGATAGTTCGATGAATTCAAATCATAATTCTTCAACTTCAAAGTCAAATAAGGTGAACTTACTCCCAATTTCTTTTGAATATTATTAAATTCTGTTTCTGTATTTAATCTAAAAAGTTCATCTATTTGATTTGAGTTTGCTCTTATCAATCCTGAATAGTGAGTCGTCAGAAATTGTCTTTCCCAAATTTCATAGAAAAACTTAACTTCTTCTTTGTTAGTATACGCAAGGCCTGTAGATGGAAATTCTATCGCATTGATGTTGATTATATTTGTATCTCTCTCATTATCTAATGGAGGACTAGCGTTAGGGTTTTGAAACTTCTGTGTCAACCCTTTCATATATTCTTCAACAAATTCCACTTCAGGCCACTTGTCATACAAATAACCTTGAGTAATATCTACAACACTTGGATCTGCAAGATATTTTAACTGAAATCTTCCCTTCTTATCATCAGGATCTTCCACAAAGAATTGTGGCCAAGGATATACAGGGATTTGGGAATTTCTTGCATTATTATCTAATTCATTATTGTTGTATGTTACGGATGGGTCTCTTGAGACATAATCAATAGTTTCACTACCTAATGCCGATGTCTGATTATCCAAAATCGCTAATTGACGAACTGGATCATATTTCACATTCCATGCATTAGTATGAACATCATCCATAAGTCGTATGAACCCTTCAGCTGACGCCATAATAACGGCAATCATATTTCTAACCGTAGGTCTGAAACCTAACCCAACATCTGTGTCTTCAATCTTTCTTAATAATTTTGCAGAAATTTCAGTTTCGAATTCTGAAAGTTTTTTGTTTGCTTGTGTTTCCAACAGAGCAATATTTTTGTCAAATCTATTTTCACCCTCAAATGTGAAAAAATTTTGAGGGACAGGTTCAATTTGATTCGGGCTTTCTGTTTTTTGGAATTCCGTTGGCACCCAAAGTGATGAAAGTGAAGATTGAAACGCAATTATATCCGCTTCGGTAGGATTTGGTATTCCTGTTCTAATTCTTGTAGTTGCTCTCCAGTCTATTGAATCGTAAGGAGGAGGTGTAACCGAAATAGTATCATACTTTATAGGGTTCGGAGTTGAGCCCATAGTAGGGTTTTCTGATAAAGATTTGTTGTATTTGGAAATATTTTCTTGTAATAAAGTTATTGCCGTGGTTTTTACCTCACGAGATAAATTTTTGAATACGTAAATCTTTTCTTGATTATTAAGAAGAATGATTGGATTGGGATCTAAGTAAATTGCAAACCAAGAATTATTCGCTCCCCTCACATTATTAAAGTATTGAGTTAAAACTGATTTGTAATTTCGAATATTAGTTAAAGATTCGACCTCAGTTTTTTCGAATGATTCGACAATAGTTTGTTCAAACTGGTCAAGCTTGTTCATCAATTGGACCAAAGTTAATTCGGGGAAATTAGGTGCAATCAATCCTTTCGCTTTGTATTCACTATAAACTTCAACAATTTTTTGATATCCCTTTTCAGCAACAAGTTGTGTCACTACAGCCTCGCTTGATCCAAGATTATTAGCCCCTCGTTCCGCTTGAGTACTTGCTTGTGATTCCGCGGCAGCATTTGGTTGCTGCGGACCTTCAGGTGTTTGAGTAACATCAAATCTTTGGCTATACATGTGAGGAGCCGCCAATAAGTGACCCATTGAGACCTCATTAAGGATATTAAATTTGTAACCTTTGAACTGAAGTCTAACTAAATAGTTTCCACTAAATCCATTAAAGGACGCATGAAATGTTTGTAAGTTAAGTTGATATCTGATGGCTTGTCCATAATACCCTTTTAATGTCAAATAAAAAGGTGGGTAGGGTAAGTTAAAGAATGCTGAATATGGGGAATTATTTCCCAATTCGAATAATCCACGTCCCTGAATGTCTTCAAGTAGAATTTCGACTGTTGGTATGAAACTACTATCGGTTTGAATATTAATTGAGGTAATCCCTAAAAGACCATTATCAATAATATCTTTTTCATTTGCAACAGTGTTTTGAATATATGGTTTGTCTCCATTTTTGGGATCTTGTCCTTTCTCAAGTTGTTGGTTAGCACCTTTAAACTGAGTTGAATTTTGCCCAGTAATTTCGTCATAATATCCTGTTCCTAAAAACGCATTCTTTGTAGGTTTAAGAAAATTCATTTTCGCAACCGATATTGTTCGAATTCTATCTTCAGGTGATCCACCAACCGCAAGTTTTGTTCTTGGTAAAAGCTCAGCTTCCAAATTAGCATACATCACCAATTTTTCATGATCAACTAATCTTTCACTGATGTTTCCGAAATCATCAATTGTCTTATTAGGATCGACCACAATAATATTATTGTAATCGAATTCAACAAGGATGTTTCCACTATTATCCGCTTGAATGTTACCTGCCATAATAATAAAAATGATTTTCTAACGCTGCTTTGTAATCTTGTAAAGATGGTAAGAGTGGAAAAGGAATAATCAATACCGCACCATCATAAATGTTGTTTTCCAAACCTCCAAACTGCGGATTCGCTTGTAGAATTAACCATCCAAAAACAGGAGAGTTGTAAAATTCTTGTGAAACTTTATCTAATCTACTTTTCGCAACTTTATAGATGTAGGCTTTATCTGTGGGTTTTTGTGGAAGGGAAACATAAGGCACAACGGTTTGCTCTCCATTTATGAGAAAATCACTATATCTATTCCAATATTGATACGCCATTAGTTCAGTTTTGCTTTAGATATGAATGCCCCCGTAGCATTGTTGTTAAGGTCATTCCAAGTGTTTATATTTGTGTTTTGGTTAGTAGTATCTGCCAATCCTTTAATCATATTCTCCTGTGAAGGTTTCTTTGTTTGGTCACCCGAGTCTTCAGTTGTAAAAGTGAAATCTCTTGTTTTCTTGTCGAATGGTGTGTATACTAAGAAGTTTTTCAAAGAGGTTTTTTCTAAATTATCAATGAATGATTTTGTGATATTATTTTCCTCCAAGAAAACTGGTTTAGCTTTCAAAATCCAATAGTCGTCAAATATTTTTTCCAAATTGATTGATCCATTACCTAATAAGGTTTTGTTATTCAATACATTCCCGATTAGTTGTTGTTTGAAAGTTTCATACTTTTTGTCATCAACAATATCATCAGAAAGAATCATATAAGCTCTTCTGAAAGAATAATTTCCATTTGCAAATAATGGGTTCACACTAAAAGGTAAGAAAACTTGTTCAGTTGTAACTGCTTTAGATTTACCATTAGCTAATTCAAAAACCAAAGTCCCTTGATATTCTATTCCAGTTCCCGCATAAATGAATTTACTCGGACTTTGAATTACCGCGTTGAACGCAGTAATATCTTGTGAGATTTTTTTAGCATCATCCACTAATTCGAGAAGAGTGTCCGATGCTTCAGATGTTGGATGGACATCTTCGGTTCCTAAAGTGGTATAAATTGTTACAGGCCCGTTCTTAGCTTGGAATCCATCAGTTCCTGTACCAGAAATTCGATCGAATGTAAGAATATTTAATCTTGCCAAAGTTTGAATGTAACTTTGTTCTTGGTTTACTAAACTTTGAGTAATAGTAGATACTCCGTTTTGGAAAGTTGATTTTTTCCTTGAAACAAAATTATAATAGTTTTCCTTAATGGCTCTAATAAGTTGTGGAGAAAAATTCTTTGACGGTTCTGAAATATATTGAATAAACCCTTCGTTACCATCTTTAATGTTTTTATCCAACGTATCAAAAATGTCATTGAATCTTTGTTCAACATTATTTGGTTTTCCAAATATATCTACGTTTGGAGTGTCAACATTGAGATTTCCGTTTGTGTAATTTCTTTCTAGCAACCATTGTTGTCTTACGGCATTATTATATTGGTTAACCGTTTCTTTGGTTTTATTGACTACGTTTGTAAAATAGGTCTGAGTTTCGTTTACAACTCGATCCATAAACTCACCATAACTTATTACTCCTGTTGTCACACCCTCGGTTGATGTAGAGGAACTAACTATTCTACCAATAGAACTGTTGTTGTCTTGACCCGCATTTGTAGTTGCATTGTTCACACCAGGGATCGGTGGTGGTGTTTGTCCCGCTAAGAATATCTGATCAAGAATTCTTGATGATTCGATATCAGTTGCATCAGCCCTATCATCGTAAATTTCAGTATTTGCATAGTAATTGAATGTTAGAGCATTTTGTAACTTGTCGATGGATTCTTTAAGACCGCTTCCTCCAACAAAGTTGAACCCTAATGTAACATTAGCAATCATAGGTTGAACACCAATTCCTTCAGGATTGATATCTAACCCCTCATATTGAATCTGTAATGAAGTCGGAATAATTTTAGTATTGTAAAAATCTCCGACTCTCATAACCAAAACTGGTGGGGCACCAAAAGAAGTATTCACAGCATTGTTATATTCAAGCTGAGGTTTACTTGTCGGTGTTACCTGTTTAATGGTTGGAATTGTATCCCCTGGTCTCATACATTGTTGAAGGAATGTCAATCTTGAATTCAATCCTTCAGGTGTAATTGAGTGGAAACTTGGTTGGAAAAATTTCAACTTATCCCTCAAATTATCAAACACCATTGGTGTTTCGGCCTTTATGGTTTCGAAATAATCACATTCCGATAATAAAGCTCTCACAACTCTTTTGGTTATATTGTCTCTTGGTTTCCATTCATCCACAACTTCCTCAGTTGTAAAAGTTTCTGTAACAACATTTCCAACTAAAACATCAATTCGATTCGGTACTGGCTCAGGTTCTGGATTGTTCAAAGTAGAAATAATTTCAGATATATATGATCTTCGACAAGCCATTGCCCCAACTGTAAAAACTTCTTTTGCACCAACAGGAGTGTCACCACCTGCAGTGGCAACTGAGTCAGAACAATTGAAAGTCTTTCCATTCGCTTCAAAAACTTCAGGAGGATATGGCCCTTCGGTTTTATTTATTGAATCTTTTAATTTCATTGGTGTCGATCTGGCGAGTTCACCTTGAGCACCCACACCAGGTTGTGTCCTTGGGTCTTCTTTAACAATTAATCTCGAATTTGCAACATATTTACTTGTCGCAGTATTTTCAGCAAAATACTTAATCATGGCTGCAACCCTTCTTTTGGACAACGCATCGTTGTATCCCACAGTTGCTGGAGCCGAACAACTTGAGCTGATATAAATGGAAACGTTTCCATTTACATTTGATTCTAGTTGTTTCCCCAATTCTATCGCAAAATCATTTATTGCTTCATAATTTGGTGTAACTACAGTATTGAAAAATGTTGCAGTTTCTTCAGAATTTGATTTTTTTGCATACTCCGTCTTATCTTCCGTCGTATATCTTGAATATTCCGTAGTATAATTAATTACAGTATTTGGTTTAGGATAGTCGTTTCCATAATAAAAACCTAATTGTAGGTATTTTTGGAAAAGAGTATTACTATTACCTCCACCTCCAGATTGAGATGACCCTTGATCAGATCCATTTGGAGAATTGTATCCAGTCTCAATTGTTTTTCGAGTATATTCAATTTGTTCACGAGTCATTTCTTTTGAGGAAATTGCTTGTTGTAACTCGAAAAGATCATTTGGGTTTACTGTTACGTATTTTTTCGCCAATTCATAGATGTCATATTTCCGACATCCAGCAAAGAAAGATTCAAGGATACTATCAACTCTGGTCCTGTTAGTCTCATTTGCCAAAACTTTATTTACAATTACATTAAGGACTGAAGGGTGATCAACAACAATTTTCCAAGTCAGTGTTCCTCCACGAGAAGTATTCTTATAAGTGTAAATTGGTTCTGGTCTACCTAAGAAATCAGAACTATTCCAGTTTGCTTGAACTGATTCACTAAAAGTTAAACCATATGGTGGGAACCACATAACTCTACCACCATTTGGTCCACGTTCACAAACAGGAAGATCCGCGGTAGAAAACCCTGGTGTTTTAGACGTTCTCCAAGCCAAATTCTCTAAAGAGAACATATATTTTTTGGCGTAAGCATTGTTATCTGTTCCAATCAAGTTTGTCGAATCTTGTCCACCCTCTTGTTTGTTTGGAGCAATATTCAAGTTGTAAGTCTTATCCAATACCGAATAAGAGAATCGTCTTCCTTCAGTTGTTATTCCATCAACCTTTTGAAGATCATTGTATTGTAAATAAGGAATGTCTTTTGCGAAAACTCTACAATATTCAGTTCCAACCTCTTGTCCTATTTCCCCTTCATATCTATAAACTCTTGATCCTTTTGTAAGTTCTTTATATCCATCATTGAATACTTTACTTACTTGATCAATAGCATTTCCTACGTGTTGTAATCGTTTTCCACCTTGTGGCTGACTGTCAATAAGTCTTTGGGTATCATCCAAGATGGAACCTTCACGGAAAGGGATACCAACCGACTCTGTATTAACATAAGATGATGGTCTAAAGTCTTCGTCCTGTGATGTAATTTCACCTCCAATACCAACTTTCTTACCAGCGTTATCTTTATATTTTGGAGAAACCCATGTAAATCCACCTTCGATACCTCCACCATTACTATATGTTGGTCCATTCGCTCCCAATCTAACAGATTGACTTGGTCCCTCGTATAATTGAGCAAGCTCTGATGGTCCATAAACTGGAGATTGTTGTTCTATACCATATTGATTAACAGGAACATCACCAGGAGGTGAGAACACTTGTGATGGATTCGAAGTAATACTACCAACATAAAAATTACTATTGTCGGACTGAGTTCCCGTTAATACTCCCCCAACTCTATCTAAGAATGTTCTTGGATAGTTAGGTTTGTATTTGTTAAAATCTATGTTCTTAAACAATCGAGACCTCTGACCTGCCCCCATGTTATTGAACATAATTTGGGAACCTGTCTCTCCTCCTCCCATTAATCTATTAACAAATTTCCCAACAGCACTACGTCTGAAAGCATTTGTAAGTTGTTGAATGGTGGTTTGTGGACCAGGATTGATGTTTGGGTCAAAGTATGATCCTGGAATTGGAGATGTTGGTAATATGCTACCCGCTAGTCTGAGGGCAAAATTTGTCGCAGCTAATATAGGGTTAGCGGTAACTGTGATTGTAAAGTTTGGTTCTATGATAGGAACAACTCCTGTGAGTATGTTCACAACGTCAGTCCCACTACTAACATTCAAAATGTTAGCTCTACCCAAAGTATCTTGTCTTATTTGAGCGGCAATTCGTTCTTCAAATTCTTTTCGTAAAGTTTGTGCCCCTAATCGAGCTATAAATGAGTCTTGACTTACTAACCCATTACTTCCTCCTGGGTTTGGTGATAACAGGATTGAAACTGGTGAATATGTTGAATATACAAATGTTGTTGGGTAAGGTTGATTGTTTGATTTGTTTGTTGCGGTTGGTCTTTGTAAAGAATCAAAAAATTCAGCACTATCCAAATTTAGTTGGCTTCCATTAGAAAAAACATTTAAAGGTTTCCATTTTTGAGATTCGGGTATTGATTGACCAACAATATTAGCATCTTGATAACCATACTCTCCCTCGTTAGATTTCGTATTTAATAAGGCACCAGGATCTGGAGCTTGCTCATAACCACCCTCATTACCATATTGGTTAAGTGGATACAACTTGTTGGCAAATGAAGGTTGGTCAATCAATTGATCAGGACTATCTTGAACTGATGAATCTGATTGAATATACTCCGTATTGATTGGTTGTGTTGGTCTATTAGGAGCCTTAGCATAAGGGGTTAAATTCCTTGTGATAAGTTTCTTTCTAAAACCATCTGAGTTTACAAAATCTAAAGGACTTGCCATTTATATTTTTTTAATTATAAATAGGTTGGGTGTTGATTTTATGGAGCGAAATATGTTGGTGTATTATTTCCTAACGGGTTAAATGGTTTGGCATTATTTTGAACTGTTGTTCGGAAAGTTGGTCCATTGAACATATTTGTAACTTCTTGGACTATCTGATCCCTTTGTGCTTGTGTAAGATTAGATGGTAAATTGTCAAATTTAACTTCAACTACAACCTTACCTCCTAACTCAAATGAAGCATTTTGTGCAGTTGTTTGGGAAACCGCTGTTGATAAATTTTGATTACCTGAAATCGGTGTTTGTTGTCCTGTAATTAAACCTGAGATTGGTTGATTTTTTACATCGGTTCCTTTATCAAGTTCCACTTGTAGGGTTCCAAGTAAGTCTTTGGTATATCTTTCGACCGCGGTTTTGTCTCCAAGGTTCGCCTGAACCTTCCTTGATGTTTCTTCCAGACTATTTTTTACTTTAGTATCCAAGTTAGTAAGTTGTGTTCCCGCTCTTTCAAGATAATCCGCAATGGCATCCACACTATTTTTATTATCACTTCCTAAGTCTTTAACTAAAGTTTCTAAGTCTCCAATTGCTGTTTGGGTTTCTCTTCTTACATCACTAGTTTCAAAAGAATCTGCTGCGGCACCAGTAAATGCTGAAACAGCTCTTCTAGCACCTTCAGTATATTGTGTCGCTTGTGGTGCAGTAACTACACCTCCCACAACTTTTTGTTTTATTGCCCTCAAGTCATTCATTATTACATCGGTTGTTTTCAATTGTGATCTACCAATGTCTTCTATTGTCTTTGGACCTTCTTTTTGTTCTTTGATAAGTTTATCAAATTCTGGTTGAGTTAATTCAGAAAGTTCTTTTTTAGTTCCGTCTTCCAAGGTAACTTTGTAAGTTCCCTCTTCCATTTTAGCGATGTTTGCTAAATATTGTTTGTCCTCTTCGTTAACAATTGTTAACCCTGCGGCATTTACTGCTGACAATCTTTGATCAAGTTCAGCCGCCGCAAGTCCTAACTTACTCATTTCAGTAGCACTAACACCAGTTTCTTTTTGTAATTCTTTAAAAGTTAAAACACCTTGTGGGTTAATTTTGAAAGTTTTCGTTTTTTCATCGAAATAAGTAAATTGTTTGGCAACATCAACCAAACTATCTTGTAACGCACCAGGATCATTAATTGAAGCATTCATCAATGCAAAAGGGTCACCTAAAGTTCCTACGGCAACTCCCAACCTTTGAAATGCCGCCGCGGTTGTTACCGCCTTTTCAGGATTTAATACGTCGTCAGCTAATTGGAAAGTCTGATTCATATCAAATCTCAGCATTGAAGCTTGAGCCGCCATCTTTGTAAGTCCGACAACTCCACCCTCGAAATTATAACGATTCATTTGTTCCATGTTCCGTTGAACATCTTTCATTACTTGGCTGGCGTTCCCTCCAACACTTCGGATGTAGTTTACGGATTCATCCAAACTTTCCCCTACCTTTTCAATCCCAATACCAACATCCAAGAAAGAATTTGCTAATTGCTCAGCCCCTATACCTAAAACTTTTTCAGCCGCAAATAATTTTTCAACCTCTTCTGCGGTTGCAACAACATTCCTTTTAGATGCCTCAGCAACGTCTTCGATAACTCGTCCAGTGTCCGCGACATTACCCCCCAACCTTATTACATCAGGTGCGGCATCAGCTATAGCGTTTCTTAATTCAACAACTCGTTGTCTACCTTGGGTAAAAACTGTTTGAATTCTGTTTCCCGCTGTTGCAATCTTATCGAACTCCGCAACAAAAGTTTCAGAATTTACCGTGAATAGATCTTTAATATCTTGATAGATTTTGTCAATCGATGATTTGTCGTTTGGATCTTGCATATTCTTATTTCATATTATCCATAAATACAAAAAGGACTGATTTCTCAGCCCTTTGTATTTTCTTTAACCCATTTATCTAATAAATACTTTCTGAAAAAAATGGGCATTTTCAAAAAATCACTATAACTAATGTTCAATAATTTGGCCAAATAATAAAATTCATTGATTTGACCAACCCTATAATCAGAAGAAAGGACGAAAAAAGTCAACCCCGAAACCAACATTTACTGTTAGCTTTTCTCCTGATGGGGTCATTACTGTTCTTTTTAAATCTAATCGAGGCTCATTATCTTCCATGAATTGTCTAATATACTTGGAATCTGCTATCGGCATTTGTTCAATGAATTTAGAAATCTCACCCCTGTCAGTTGTTCCATTGATTTCAACAATTTGTCTGTTAAGTCTCCATGTTACTCTTGGAACGGTTCTACCCTGAGGATAATTATCTCCCAATCTTTGGACTTCCAAAATCTCACCATAATTCATTGGTTTTAGTTTTACGGTTGTTTTTGATTTTGGTAATAAAGTTGTGAATGTTCCATCCTCATTTGGGGATTGTCCTTTTAGGATATCTAGTTGGTCTAACAATACCGAAGTTTTGAAAGGTTTTTTAGTTACGGGATCCGTCAAGTTTAGTTCCATTTCAGGACCGAATGCTGTGTTTCTCAAAAATATTAAGATAGCTTCAATGTCTCCTTCCAACAATTCATCCACTTTAAGGTCGGGCTCATAAATTTTTGTTCTTAATAAATTTTGTGTCATATTTGGATCTGAAGCCATCAAAATATTTTCATCTGAGGCGGTCAGATACCCAACCTTAATTGATTTCTTTTTGTTTTTATAAAACAACCCTTGACTGGGTAAAGGAACCACGTCGTGAGGTAAACTTAAATTTGATTGTCCGTATTCTTTTGATTGATTTTCCATAAAAATAATAACCGTAGAGTTTTATGCCCTACGGTTAAATTTAAAAATTATCTATGAATAATAAATAGAAATTTAAGATTAATACACTAACACACAACGGTCAGGTCTCATAGAACAAGTGATTGTCGCCAAACCATCTTGAGAATAAGACAACTGATTAAAGTTGACATCAGTCAAGAAAACTCCATACAATATCCACTTTTCTACAACAACACCTGTTGGGTCCAACATTTCCAAGTCGACATCTTTTTTGTAACCTGCAGCATAACCCATTCTACCTGTCACAGATTCAGCGTGTAGACGAACCCATTCCATAAGAGCTTGAGCCGCTGAAGGTCCAATTGGATCTCTGAAAGTTACAGGAATCGGATTCCAGTTGAATCGACCTGCAACGAATGTAGAGGTATTCAAAAATTGAATTTCTGTTGAACCGATTGTTATCTGTGGTCTTGCAGTTGACTCTACGAACCACTCATTTATTCCCAAACTAGATGGAAACCTTAAGATAAAACGGTTTTGTCGTTTTGGTTCGTAAGGTATCGGCATTTTCATTAATAAATCAGCCATATTGTTAAATTTTTTTTTGTTCTTTGTTTATAGTGATAAATATATCCCCACTAAAAAATTTTTCTATTTACTTTTTTTTTTATGAGAGTATCCTTACTTTACTTCGCGCTTAACGCCTCCAGCAGTAGAATACGTTTTTACTATATTATCTGGTTTATTTTCAAAATGTTTTTTCATTACTTCTATGTTTTTAGGATCATCATCACTAAAACCTATAGATAGCTCTTTAGGAATAAATTTATTTCTTATTCCTTTTTTTAGAAATACTTTTTTATTTAGTACTGCTGCCATAGCCTTAATGTAACTAACAAATTCCTCCATAGCCTCTACCTTAGCTTCTTCTGGGTTGACCGCTCCTTCTGCATTTCCGAAAGATACTGGATGATATTTGTTAAGTTCTAAGTATGATCTGATTAACTCCTCGTCACTCATATCCTCCTCATCTACAAAAGACCGATATTTTTTTAGATTTTTCACTAGTTGATCTTTATCTATACCATTAAACCCTGATATAATATAGTTGTAGATGGCTTCTTTAATTGTGTTCGGGTTGTGACCTCTCGCGGTGATAATTGCAAAAATAGACCCATTATTAATCGCTTCCCTAAAATCATCAAAAGCGGGACCTGTTTTTGCCTTCATCGCATCAACTAAGAAATCTTTATCACCACTCGACCTGAAGTTTCTAAAAGGAGATTCGGCGTAATCAACAATTTGTTTCCCTTTATAATTGAAAGGTTCTCTACCGATCATATGTCTATATTCTGCAAAATCGTCAGTCGACATCCCAATCTCATTACCACTATCATCTAACACTATAATTTTAGTAGGCATGTGAACAATATTATCGTCCCAATCGAACGCATAATATTTTAGATCTGGTGTATTTTCAGACTTAAACCCTTCTGTAAATTCTTTTCTCATTGGCTAAAAAAGGGGGGATTTACCCCCCTTCTATTTTTAGATATTTTCAAACGAAGCTCCAGTTGGAGTGATGAAGAATTCAATATCGATGAATTCCAAAGCCTTCGTAGGTTTTAAGTATATCTTTCCTGTTAATGTGTTTCTATCCAAATCTTCAGGTGATGAAGATACTGTAACTCTGAAATCATAAAGACCTCTGTCTCTTCTGATTGAGTCCAAGATAGGGTTAACACTATCCAAGAATTGTTGTCTTACTATTTGATCGTTTTGTTCGAACAACAATCTTACCGCTACTGCTGAAATCAACTTTCTAGCTTGTAGTAACAATCTTCTAACGTTCAATCTGTTTAATGCGGTGTCAGCAACTTGTAAAGTTTTGTTACCCCAAATTACAGTTCCCACATCTGCGAATGTTGCGATAGGGTTAATTCTTCCTTGATACAAAGTATCTCTATCTTCTTGAGTAAGTTTCACTCTCGCTTTGATAGAGTTCACAAGACCTCTTGTGTAACCCGCTGAAGCGAACCAAGGGAATGCGATGTTATCTGTCAACGCTAAGTTTCTACAAACCTCACCAGTTGGTGGTAAGTAGATTTGTGTGTTGTTGACAGTATCTCTTGTCAAAATCCAAGGATAATAAGTCGCAGTGTAGTTAGAATCGATACCTGTGTTATCTAAGTTATCTACAGCCTCTTGAGGATAGATTATATCCAAAGAGTTTGTTGCATCAGGAGTATACATTTGATAATCAGGTGTTGTAGCAATGTATACTGAATCCGCTCTAGAGAACTGAACCATGTCGATTGCTTCTTCAACCAAGTTAGAGTTATTTACATAATCAATACTTGATGTCGCAAATACGTTGATGTTTGTAGATTCAGGATTTGCGAATGTAAGAATACCTAACAAGTATGCGTAATAGTCAGTATTCGCAAAATCTTGAGTGTTGTTCTGAACAACAATTCTCTTGAACAATCCATCACCAGTTGCGTTTGGATATCTTTGTGAAGCAGATGCTCCCGCTAAGAAACCTGTAGCCCCCAATTGGAATCTATCTTGGTTTGTTCTAAACTCTCTATAGATATCCCATCCATCAAAACCACCAGCAAAACATACAGTATATTTTCTTGAGTATATGAAGTAGTAAGGGTTTTCTTGAGTTTCAGGATCTGAAGAAAAGTTAGCAACACCACATTCGAACGCTGTCTGTCCACTAGTTTGGAAAGAATTCGAAATAGTTACAACAGTAGCACCTGAGTCCATATGGAAACCTTTACTCAAATAGTTCCATTGTTCACCAGGAACAGGAAGAGGAGACACAACCCAATTGATTGGATTTTGAGTTCCTTTATATTGTAAGAATGCATCATCAACTCCAAATTGACTTGAGAATCCTAAATAACTTCTTCTTACAATATCTCCAGCAGATTCTGTAGCGTTTGTAGAAGCCCCGAAAGGAGGGTTATAAATTACCTCACCAGGAAAATAATATTTAGTTTTGAAAATTGGAACTGGTGAAGGATTACTTGTTGATGAGTATTCTCTTTGTGTATAACCATTGAAACCACAAGGTAATGCATCTACAGGAGCTTCATCAGACATTTCAACCATAATATATCTTGAAATCAAAGCGTATTCCCCATCACTCGAACCGATCTTTTTAGCAACAAAGTTGTTAGAAAGAGGATCCATGTTACAGTTTGTGAATTTTTCGATTACAACTGGATTAGCATCTGTGTCAAAAAAGTTTCTAACTAACACGTCAAACGTCATGTTATTGAAAGACAAGTTAGAAATTGAAACTTTAACTTCAGTGTTAGCTGAGTTACCGTCAGAAATCGAAATGAATCTAAACAAGTTATAAACTTTATTACCTCTTAACTCAGAAACCAAGTAAGGTGTTTGAGGTGCTTTATATTGTGTTACATTGTAAGCGATTGAAGATGGATCTTGACTTCTAGCACCAGGTAAAGAAATCAAATCACAATTCAACCCTCTAATATAACCTTGGTTATAAGCGTAATTTAAAGTGCTCGGATATACTTCCTCTACAAACACAGGAACCTCATTTCTTGATTTACCGAAGTTATCAACACCTAAAACTTTAGTAATATATTTTGATGATGCCGCGGACATTGAAGTTTCGAAAGAGAAATTGTCATTATCTTTAGTAACACCTGATATTAAGAAAGTTTCATATGGTGATTGAGTAACACCTGAGTATTGTCCAGTACAATTTAAAGTTAAAGCAGATAATGCATTAACTTCATAAATTGGTCCGTGTTGATCACTATCAGCACTATTAGTATATAATGATATACCTCTTGATCTCAAGGTAGCTACAACCATATTGTTGTATTCGGAATATGCAGTTCCTGAGTAAGTGAAAACACTACCTGATATTGTACCAGAGAATGTCGAAGAACTTCCTGATGTTAAACTAGACACATAATAGAAGAATGAATATCCTGAGTAAGCATTTCCTGAAGTAATATCAAAGTTAGCATAATACCAAGGATCGTTCAAATCAGAACTCAAATCATTTGTTGCCAAGTTGACAGTATCACAACCATATTCATTTATCACATTTGAATACTCTCCAGTCAAGTCATAAAAATTAGACTCTGGAATTGCTCCATATACCACTGTTGTAGTTGCCGACAATGATGGGGTATCCATAATATTGTCAAGATTACTATTGAAGTCCAAAGCTAAACTTGAAGTACTTCCATCAGATAATCTATACTGAGTGTTGAAATTTGCCTGAATTGGTGCTGGTAATCCACCACCAACAAATGTCACAGTATTTCCTGTTGAAGTTCCTGTGAATGACGCAGTCCAAGTAGTTGCTGAAGCAGGATTCAATCCAATAGTCAAAGGGTCAACATTAGCAATAGTTTTGATACTCCAAGAAGGTCCTGCATCATATCCTGAAAGACCCAAAATTCTTGTAACGAAAAGTTGATTCGATTGTTGTAAATATGATTTTGCGATATAAGCCGCCTCATACTTAGGAATTTGTGTGTTAACAAATTTTGTTGGTTCAGTTCCACCAAAATATGCTTGAAACTCGTCGTAATTGGTAATAAAAATAGGTTCGAAAGCGGGACCTTTAATTGTTTCTCCCACCAAACCTAATGTTGTTACACCAACACTCTGAGCAACGAATGATAAGTCGGTTTCTGACGTGTATACTCCAGGTGATACATATACCTTTTGATTTACTTGTGTTGCCATTATTAAATTTATTCTATTGCAGATTTATTTTAATGATAAATATTCATATCTGAACGAAAAAACTTGACTTTTGAATATCTATTTATAAACAGGGAGAATTTATTCTACCTTTTTTCTACCTTATAAAATGAACAAAGAAATAAAGAATATCAAAATATCCCCTGAGTCCCACGAAGTATTAAAAAAATACTGTGAAAAGCGTGGTATCAAAATATATAAGTTTTTAGAAAATCTTATATTAGAAACGTGTAAAGAAAAAAAAGATATCTACGGAGAAGATTAAACTAATGTAGATTCAAATTTTATATTTGACTCCAAACTATTATTAGTTTTAACAACATCAATTCTTAAAATATCATTTGTTGTTATTTGTATTTCTTGAACGTCAGTTCCAAAAAAGTCTCCGTTAATATAAACATCAAAACTTTCAACATTTGTTGAGCCAATTAAAGACATATTGGCTCGGAACTCCACAATTTCACTCAGAGTATCATTACCTGCGATAAATAAAAAATCGGATAGAAAATCATCAGGGTTTTCTGGAAATTTCGGTCTTCTTCTTTTCAATGTTGTAGTATTCAACTCCATAATTTGAGCAACTCGAGCGATTGCTGGTTTCACTTGAAACTCCTCCTCGTCTATCAAGTATCCTAGCATTGTAAAATCATAATTTTGAACGAAATATTTTCTAGATTCAAAACCAAGTTGCGATTCGTCTGAAATATTATTTAAAATGATTGGAACGTATTGACCTTTAATAAAAGTATATGCTTGTCTTGATGAAAACTTTTGCATAATAATCTTATTAAGTTGATTCAGTTCTCTCATTCTATTACAAACGATTTTAACACTGTAGTTTATGTCAACAGGAACTGGTTGTGGTATAGTATATATATCCATTCCCTGTTCGTTTCCATTCCATGTTGGGACAGAAGCGTAATAAAATTGTTTTCGATTTGGTATTGTATATTGTAAAGATGGGTTTGTCCCATACTTAACCTCAGGTTGTCTTACAACAGTAATAAATGGAGGTTCAGGATTGAAATCAAGATTAGTAAATAACGCTGTCTCTACATACTGGGTCCAATTTTGCGTTGTGATAATGATATCAATCATAGGAATAATCTTTCCAGCACTTATTACTTGAAGATCATCTTTCACAAAATCTAGCATACCTCTATCCAAATCAGCATGCAATACTGACTTTGGTAAATAAGTTCCATCTTTATTTATAAACTCAAGAAGTTGTTCTCTTCTCGCATACAAAGTTTTTTTCGGAACTAAAGGTAATGTAGGTTTTACTTGTTTTGGTAAAGGCATTTTATTTTTTGTCTAAATCTTCAGAGTTATCGTGTCCACATTTGTGACAAGTATACGGGTCGTCACCACCATCAGATAATTCCCATGACCAACCGCAATTATCACAAGTAACCTCACCATTCGAGATTACTTCCATAATTTTATTTAATTGCGATTCTGTTATAATGTATTTCATTAAATTCCTCTAAATTCGTTTTCACTAACATAATTGGCGACAATAGTTCTATAGAAAGGTTTGTATCCACCATATGTATGTTTATTATCAGATTTAACATATCCATCGTCATTCACTACATAATATCTAACTCGGTCTTCAGATTCATAATAACCAATGTAGTCACCCAAGAAAATTTCAACTTCCATGTCATCAAGAGTTTTTTGGTAGATACTAAACTTCATATTACCAGGCTCTTTCTGTTCAACTTTAGAGTTTCCAATAAATTTATTTGTTGGTGCCATAACTTGAACCAACCCTTTTAACTCCACAGGTGCAAGAAACTGAATTCCATTCTCTAATACTTCACCATACACATCATCGGTTTTGGTTTTTCTTCTATCAATACGATAAAGGATCACAGTAAAATTCATATCCCCAATCAACCACTCTTCACCCATACCGATGTCAAGAGCGTAATCCTCACCTCCGAAGAATTTACCTAATCTTGTTATTGGAACTAATTTTTCAGCCATTATAATATTCTATTAAAACTTGAACACGAGATTCTTTATATTGATAAATACTCAGAATAGAAGTATATTTAACTGAAACATTTTCTTATAAATGGATATTAGTTTAGAATCCAAAGCCTTGTCCATATTGGAAACTTATGAAGGGGGAAACAATTTTATTCTTGAACTCAAAAGGAAGTCACAGATAAATAAAAAGTTTTATCCAACAAGAAGCCAAGCGGAATACATAATCACAAACCACGAAAACCAACCTAAGGTTGCAAGAAAGTGGATTATATTAGATACTTACTTCGCTAAAAAATTAGCGGACGATAAATTATACACCGAAATACCTGAAAAGATTTGGGTTGAAAAATTACTTGCCGAGAAAGAAAAGGCGTATCACATTTGGGGTAAAGTATTTGAAAAAGAAGAACTACACGATATTTGGTTACCCAAAGCTTCGATTATTAAAGATAATACGGTAAAAGATGTTGTAATAGATTTTACCAAATATTCTCACAGACCCCCTCTCGAACATCAAAAAGAAGCAATCCAAAAACTTGTTGAAAACAAAAAATTCATATTAGCTGATGATATGGGTTTAGGTAAAACAACATCAACGATAATCGCTGCGTTGGAAACGGGAGCCAAAAAAGTTTTAATAATTTGTCCAGCAACACTAAAAATAAATTGGAAACGAGAAATTGAAAATTACTCTGATAGATCTGTTTATATTTCAGAAGGAAAAAATTTTAGTTCCGAACACGATTTTGTAATCATTAATTATGACATCATCAAAAACTTTCACGACAATAAGAAAAAAGATGAATCGCAAATTCTTACTACCAATTTTGATTTGGTGGTCGTTGATGAAGCACACTATATCAAAAATCCTACCGCCCAAAGAACAAAACTAATAAACGACATTGCCAAAAATGTAGATAGATTGTGGTTATTAACAGGAACTCCAATGACCTCTCGTCCTATGGATTACTATAACTTACTGAATCTAATAGAATCACCAGTTGCTAAAAATTGGATGGCGTATGCTATTAGGTATTGTAGTGGATATCAATTTTCTGTTGGACGTAGAAAGGTTTGGAATGTAACAGGTGCGTCAAACTTGGAGGAACTCCGTGATAGAACTCAAGGATTGTTACTAAGAAGGCTTAAAGAAAACGTTTTGGATCTTCCTGATAAAATCATAACTCCCGTTTATTTGAAGCTTAAATCAAAAGCATATGAAGAGGTTATGGGAGAATACTATGATTGGTATGATAAAAACCCCGAGGAATCAAAATCACTGACAGTTCAATTCACCAAATTAACAAAAGTGAGACAAATCATTGCGGATGAAAAAATTTATCAAACAATTGAACTTGCGGAAAATATTATTGAGCAGGGGAAAAAAGTTATCATCTTTTGCAATTTTACAGATTCTCTAAATAAAATTTGTCAACATTTCGGAAAAACATCTGTAAAAGTTGATGGGTCTATGTCAAAAATCGAACGTCAGAATAGTGTTGATAGTTTTCAAGAAAATGAAAAAGTAAAAGTGTTTGTAGGAAATATAAAAGCCGCAGGTGTTGGTTTAACATTAACATCGGCAGAAGCTGTAATCATGAACGATCTTTCATTTCTCCCATCAGATCACGCACAAGCCGAAGATAGAGCTTACAGATTTGGTCAAAAAAATAATGTGTTAGTCTATTACCCAATCTATGAGAACACAATAGAAGGAATTATCTATGACATATTAAATAACAAGAAAAAAGTTATTTCCACAGTTTTGGGAGATGACCTAAATCCATCAGAAGCTGCCGAAGAAATTTTACGAACTATAAATCAACGGCGAATATAAATAACTTTCTGATTATTTATATTCAAACAATTAGCCAAAATGAATAAAATAGAAGAACAGATTCAACAACTCGAACTCCAAATAGTTGAACAGAAAGTAACGAGAGAAAAAGAGTTGTTGATCACTGAAATGAAAAAAATAGGAATTGAGAAACTACCTTATTCCTATTCAGCCCTCAAACAATTTATTGATCCTGAAACAATGGATTTCCATTATAATAAACATTATAAGGGATATGTAGATAAATTAAATGACGCTCTCTCCAAGAAAAAGTATGGAGATTTAGAGTTAGAACAAATAATCAAAACAATCAGTCGATTTGATAAAACAATTAGAAATAATGCTGGTGGGGCCTTTAACCACGCATTATTTTGGAATATGTTATCTCCTGAACCGAAAAGATTAAAAGGTGAACTTTATAAAAAAGTTGTTTCCGAATTTGGAACTTTTCCAGCGTTTAAGAAAAAATTCGAAACGGTTGCCAAAGAAAGATTTGGATCTGGTTGGGTGTGGCTTGTATTAACTGCGAGAAACACTTTGAAAATTATGTCGACACCAAATCAAGACAATCCACTTATGAACGTCATTGAAGGTGGGGGATTTCCTCTACTTGGTTTGGATCTATGGGAACACGCATATTATTTGAAATACAAAAATAAAAGAGATGAGTATATCTCCAATTTTTGGAAAGTTGTCAATTGGGAATTCGTGTCAAAACTTTACGAAATGAAAACTGAAACAAAACTTTTGGAATCCGTAAAGTTTCGTAACTTATTGAATGAAGGTGCTGAACCAAAATTTTGTAGTTCTGAAGAAACTCAGGTTTACAGGGAATTAATTAACAATCCTAAAATAAAAAAAATTTATCAAGAAGGTGTTAACGAAGTTTTGAAAACTGTATTCAATCAATTTTGGGTTGAAGGGTCTGAAAAAGAAATGTCAGGGTTTTATGGAATAGAGTCCGAAGGAGCAAGATCTGTATTGAATAATTTGAATACAAATTTCAACACACTATGTTTACTAACTAAGGCTGTTAACAAACAAATTGAATCAATAAATAAACCTGAAAAAATATTTGATTTTTCCAATCCAAAGAAGAGAACCGTAGCGGAAATTACAAGATTAGTTAAAGCAATAGATTATTTTAAAACAAAAATATTCACTAAAGAGAATGAAGACTTTGTAAATATCGTTCGGGTTTTGACCAAACTTTGGGATAGAGGACAAAAGTCTGAAGACAAAGTTTTAACAAAAATTGAAACTTATTTTGGGGAAGGATCATCTGTAGAAAAATCAGGTGGTCACGGACAAAAAATCGACGCATACAAAGGGATTGACTTAGTCGTTAACACACCAACTCAAAAATATACTTCTCAAGTCAAACCATTTACTCACATAAGTAATGAAGATGGTAAGATCACGGTTTACGGAACTGGAAACGTAAAAAGATATAGTGTTGATTGGATGATATTTATCAATACAAAAAATAATAAAATTTTGATTTTCAAAAACAATCCAACAAAGGTTTATAATCAATACGTTTTTGATGAATCATCATTATTACACGAAATAGATTAAATAAGATATTTATCTAATATGGCAGTATTACCCGAACCCGAAAGAAGTAAAATTTACACACGAGTAAAACATCAACTCGGAGCCCCTTTGAGAAGTGTTGAACTCGAGGATGAAATGTTAGACTCATTGATGGAACTATCAGTTGGAGATTATGAAGAATATATTCTTCAATGGCTAATCGATTCTCAGTGGGTCAACTTGGTAAACCTAAACATGAACGAAAGATCTGTTGCTAGAGCTCTTGTAACTAGAACTATGGATTTCGAACAACAATTTAGCTACGCATATTCCAAAATTGTAGGTCTACAAACGGAAGGTCCATGGGTTCTAAAGAAAGATTATTTCATTCTGAGTGCCAACACACAAACTTATGAAATCCCTGCAGGACGAGAAGTTAACGAACTATTATGGTTCTCCAACCAAGCATGGACCGCATTCGGTTTAGGTGGTCTTGGTGGCTTTGGTTTTGGTGGTATTGGATTAGGTGCTAACGAAGCTGGTTATGCACAAATGGGTTATCAAGGTTCATATTTTATGATGTCGGGATTTGACTATCTAATCAGAATGCAAGAAGCCAACATTTTGAATAGAATTTTAGGAGGTTCCTTAACTTATAGAATCACAGGTCTACCCGATGGAAAAAAACTTATCCACTTGTATAACACTCCAGGTGGTAAGTTTAACTGGTCAAATTATAACCTATATGTTGGTAAAGCGGTATGGTATTGGTATTATGATGTCGAACCAGATAGTAGAGCCGATTGTTTGAAAAACAATCCAGATATCATCAAACTTCCTACTGATGTACCAATTGAAGAATTGACTTGGACAGACTTAAACGTTCCTGGCCAACAGTGGGTGAGAAGATGGTTTACGGCATATTGTAAAGAAACTTTAGCAAGAGTAAGAGGAAAGTATAGTGGAAATCTCAAAACTCCAGATAGTGAAATCACTATGGACTATCAGAGTTTATTGACTGAAGCTAAAGATGAAAAAAGTAAATTAATTGAAGAATTAATTGGTGCTGAGGGTTGGTTAACAAGAATGAGACCTGAGAAAGTTATGGAGAGAGAAGCGTTAATTGCTGAGAATCTAAATAAACAAATGAAATTCAGAGCAATGCCTCGTCAAATTTATGTAATCTAATATATGGCAATAATTAAATCAATTCCTTCGAAAAAGATTATTAGGGGAGAAGTGGTCACAACTTCTGAAATTTCTATGGTATCTGAAACAACTTATAAAACTACAGGAGAAAGTTGTATTATTGTTCGTAATGTTCCGAGTTCTGTAGTGATCTTAGACTCACAGACAACAGATCACATAGTCGTAAAATCAATGGTTAATCTAACAATAGTTCCTGACAAAGGTTTGATAGATGAAGAATATGATGAAGTTGTTGTAGATAAATTTGCTTGTATAGAATTTAGATTCGTTGGTGGAAATTGGTATATACTTTCCTCGGACGGTCTCAAACAATCATAAAAAAAAAGGGATATACATCCCTTTTTTTATTTAGGTAAGAACTTGTTCCCAGCCTTCTTCCGCCAACTCATACATATAATCAGGGTTCAACCCTCGTTTTTCCCAATACCTCAATTCTGCTTCAGTAATATCCAAAACATCTTCTTTGAGTCTATCTTGGTCACCGTCAGATAACGGTTGTCCATTTATCAATTCACACTGAGCTGCGGTAAATATTCCACGTTTTTCAGGTTCACCCACAATCAAACCATTTCTAACATCCTCTTTAAAAACAACCATAAGTGGTTCAATTCTTTTATTGAATGTCACAACAGCTCGTGGGACGTTATATTCTCCAGTCAAGTCAGGATTATTGTCCAAAATATCTTTGTCCAACATATAACAATTCACAACGACACCATCAGTTAATTCTTTTGCAGTTGGGTTCAATAACTTATTGGATGCGTTCAAATCTTTCAATTGTTTTACAGTCATTTTTTGGACATCCCCCTGAGAAGCTTTCGTACCATTATTAACATACATGATTACGTCTCCCAAGTTCACATTCAAATTTCCTTGAATCGCAAGTTCCATGTGTGCCATCCGAGACATACTATTACCCGCCTTAGTTTTGGTTGTTAATCTTTTCTTATATTCATCCAAACTTAACTTAACCTTCGCTCGTTGAGCAATTTTTGACAAAGGTATTTTTTTATCATAAATCTTCTGAAGATATTCATAATAATATTCTACAAAACCTTTTCCATCTCCTTGTAAAAGTAGTTTAATACCTTTATCCAAAAACTCTTCGATATAGATTGGAAGTTTTTTTGATTTGATACTATTACCTGTAAGTTTGATTTTACCCTTAGCATCCATAACGGCATAATTTTTACGGGCCAAGTTTATACATGAAGGCCAAACACCATCGGTATCTAAAGCCATTTCACCTCTCATGAATATATCATTATATTCTGCCACGTCTGCCTCGGGACCTCGGTATTCTTTACCTTCTTTCACTTTCCAGTTCAATCCTCTCCCGATATACACTCGATCCTTGGCATCCTCAGGGGTAGAAAAGTTCACACCGTCAGTGTCCATTACAAGAGGGACATAACCTTTTGCCATAAAAAACTTAATCATCTGGCGAAGGTATTGTCTACCCGTACAAGTGATTTGTTCTCCCATATACATATCCCCCCAAGCGTATACTTGTGGTGCTGATAAGGCACCGAACATCGAGTTGATAAAGATTTTGATTGGTAATTGTTTATTACCATATGACTCAGACTTTTTACGATCTGTCTCGTAAAACTGCTCAGCCAAATTCTTGTATTTGATACGAGTATCACGGAACCATTTGAGCATACCTTTCATTGCCCCTGTGACATCACAGTCAGGAAATACATCATGAACAAGTTGAATTGAAGGGTATAGTGATGAGAAGTCGAGTTTAAGAACATCCTTACTATATCCAACTTTTAAAAGTCGTGACAGTCCACCAACAAAGTCGGTTTTGGATTCCTTAGCAGGAATTGCAAGATTATTTTTATAGGACCAAGCTAGCATCAACATTTTCCATAAAGTTGCAGTTCCCATTGTGGAAACTCTCTCATAAGTTGTTGGAATCATTGATGCAAGTAAGAATGAACCTTGATTGAATTCCTGATCAACTTTCAAGGTTTCGTCCAAGTCATCATCAAGGTATCTTTCAACCAAATTATCACCAGTAACTTTGATATAGACATCTGATCTGCTTTCGCAAATCTTATCAATCTTAGGGTCCTGTCCAACCTTACGATAATTTCCATTTTGTGTGTTCAACCAAAACTCTTCTTTTTTTGCATAAAACGGACCAATATCTAAGTGGTCAATATAAACTCGGTCAGGAGCCTCCGCGTTAATATACTGTGTAATGTATTTCAAGCCTGCGGATTTGATACTTGAGTTGATCGCTTGAGCTCTACGAACTGCATGAATAATATCGATAACATTATAACCCCAAATTGAAGTTTGGACATATGTTTCCACTTCGTTTGCCAACTTCAACATTCCATCTTTTCTTGTAAAAGAATGTTCGGGGTGTAATGACTTACAAACCTTTTTTACATCAATACCTAATACTTTAGATCTTTCAAAAATCCAATGCCAGTCAAAGTTCGCTGAATTATATCCACCAATAATACTTGGCTTTAACTGATCAATTATTTGAAAAAATTCAATGATGGCTCCCTTTTCTTGAGACTCATCAATACATTCAATAACTTTATGATATCCTTTGTTTGTCTTAATTCCAATCATGAATATACGACCGTCTTTAGGTTCCAAAGCGGTCGTTTCCAAGTCAAATACCAATCGAGTTACCTGATTGTAATCTTCAAAACCTTTGAATAATCTCTTTTCCTTTTGAACCAAATATTGTTCAACAGGAGAAAGAATCATCATCTTTTCCTTCGTTCTATCTCCCCAAGGGTCACAACCACCTTCTCTAAAAAATTGAACTAACTCTCTATACCCTTTCAGTGATTTCACTAAAAAGGTAAGTCCACGATTCAGTCGATCATTATCATAAGTTTCTAATTTTTCTATTACGATTCCGAACTTAGTCATGGCTTCTTTCTGAGCCGCCTTGGAACCTTTGTAAAAATTGATATCACGCAAATCACCAACCCAAGCAAACGGAATAAAGGTATCCTTTCGGATTTCTTTTCCTTTGCCAGGTATTTCTTTGATTTTGTAAATGGAGTTGGAAGCGTAGTCGAACTCGATGGCGACTATAAATTCTTCAGGGTCGTTTCCGTGTAGAAACGATTCAATTTCTTTATCTGTAAACATATCTATAACACGAGTGGTTTATTGGCTTTCACACAAGGGTGAAATTTACCTTCCTCATCGTATATAAATAGTAAGAAATTTCGGGGACTTATCAAATTAACAACAAGCAGTTTCAGATATAAAACTATCTTGGATGTTGATGTAAAGTTCTTCTCTAATAGGTAATATCAAGTTCCCCTCATCGTTTTTAATTAGGAATTGTCCTTGATATCGTCCAGGCGTATTAGTATCTCTTGATGTAAATTTGAAATAAATATAGTATTCGGTCGCAGCTCCTTCTTCAGGTAGAATTAGACTAACAATTTGACAAGGTGCTGATACAATTTTTGGGATACCAGTTTCAACATCAATCATAGTAAAAAATATTGTAGAAACTTCGAGATCCTCCATCAATTGTAAGTAACCCGCTCTACCATCCTTAACTACCTGCATTTTTAAAACAGGGAGAGTTGCGTTCTTTTTAATATAAAATTCCATAACAATAAATATACTGTTATGACTCTTTACGAAGCCCCCTCTCGTAATGTTCAAATCTATCGTGTTCCGTTGGTGTTAATAATAACAATGCAGGATTCAATTCACCCTTTTTAACTAATTGATACATGTGAGACATCCAAGTTTGCTCGAATGGGTGAGCCCAAGTTGTATCCAAAAACATTTTTTGATTTCCTGTTCTACTAACAATCTGAGGCCAATTACAATAATATACCTCACCTACAGCGTAGGGTAATCCTTTATAAGACAATACTTTATTAAACTGTGTCTTAGGAGCGTTTGGATCTAAACCCATTTCAGGCAATCTTGTTTTACCTGGCCAAAATTCAGTTCTCACGTGTTGTGGAACATTATACCACGACCATTGGGTTCCATTATCTCCATAGAATTCAGAATAATTGAGTTTTAGAAAATCGAAATTTTCTTTCTTAATAATTTCTAATGACTTACTATAAAGGTTTGGAACAAATCTATTGAATCCATTTCGGCAAACCGTTCCTTCATTTGGATAAAAGAACATATCATCTTCAAAAAACAAATAGTAGTCTAAATCAGTTTCATTTTGGAAATGTTCTGCAATCCATTGTCTACCACCACAAATTCCTAAATTATCTTTTTTGATATGCTCAAATCCAAACTCTTTGCAAATAGCCGAGTATTCCTCAGTTGTTGATAGATCGCTTGAATTATCCAATAAAAATTTACTAGTTTTATTTATATAATCTTTGTCGTAAGCCAACATGGACTCAATTAAGGTCTTGAATTGTTTTGGACTATTGAATGTAATAACATACAATCCAACTTTGTTTGTATCCAAATTATTTATAACCTGTACAGAAGTTTCGTTTTTTACTTTTAAAGAATCATTTTTCAAATCTTCAAAAAATCTTCCAACCAACCCATTAGATTCTATTTCAAAATAATTTACCATATCAGAGTGCTTATAACACATCAAACTGAAAATAGATTCTTCAGTTCCCATATATCCTTCGGATAACGTGGTCTTCAACAATCCATAATAAATTCCATTCATATCTCCAATGGTGTGTTTTGGTCCACCAAAAAATCCACCACGAGCAACCTTATTTACTTTAGCTCCAGCAAGTTCATTCAATTTGTTATATTCAAATCCGTGAACTTCCCTTTCAGCATCGTATGGGAAACAAATAAAAGAAAATTTTGAAATGTATTTTGATAAATTATTCAACACTTTGTCGTGAGTGAAATAACCTGGATGAACTGTATTTGTAAGACCACCATCAATCCAAAACATGTATTCAGAATCAAACTGATCCATAATCTTTGCATCATGTAAAAGAAACATTTTTGACATGACCAATGGATTATAATTTTCTAATCTAGCTTGTGTAGATTCTTTCAACCAACCAACTTGGTTATACCAATCTGAATTAGTTCTAATTTTTTGGATCAAAGGGAAAAATTCTGAACTTGTAAACCAACTAAGAGGTCTGGTGATAAACTGAGTATTGTTTACACTTCTTCTCTCAAAGACAAAAGATTTAAGTTCTTCATCTCCAAAAATTATAAGGTTTTCTTCAACCTTTAAAAGTTGTTCAAATTTATCTAAATAATGTTGATATGAACGACTCCAACCTTCTGTAAGGTCTCCTCTTCCAATATCCCAAATACCTGTAACTAAAGTTATATTACTCATATATTCTGTTGAATTCTTCTAAAATTTTATAAAAACTTTTATTTTGTTCGAAAAGTTCTTCTGATGTCCCTCTTGGTGCATTATCTCTACACCACCAAATATCAAAATGTTTTCTCTCAAATAATTCTTTATGGTTAAAATACATTAGTGACATAATGTGTTCCTCGTGAGGTATTCCTTGATCAGTCCTCATAATGTTCTCAGCATAAGTCTCAAACAATTTTACTATTTCATCCCACTTACTTTTATGTCCACCGAATAGTCCACCGATAATGTGTAAACTTCTATCATATTCTTTATACCATTTTCGATCAACAGTCCCTGACCAAAAATTTCTATCATTTTCTTTTCCGAGTATTAAGAATTTATCACCAGTATCTTCAATCAAATTTTTTAAAAATTCGTTATTAAAAAGGGAACTCTCGTAATATCTTCTTACCAAACCTTCATCAGTCAAGTATTTTAAAGGAATCAAACCACAGTGAGAAAGTCCCGCATCGATCCAATAGTAATAATCATAAGATCGATCTTCATTGTCCCACCAATGGAATTTGGAATATTGAATTTCAATACATCTATCCGATTTTTTTGTATCTTCAATATTCTTTAACTCGTTAATTAGGTTTCTAAATTTTGTCTGAGATATATCAAAAACTTTAAATTTGAGTTTATCTTCAGAAATATTGTTTTCTTCGTAAAAAAAAGTCTTTAAAGAATCAAGTTCTCGGTCTGATGTGTAACATAAAAAATCTGCATTACTCATTTTGAGTAATGACAATAAACTAAATCTATAGTGACCTCCTCTATTTATTCGTCCTCCATACTCCGTTCCATAAAGATCACTATAAATTGATGTGATAAATTTAACTGACATAATAAAATTTGTGGTGTTCGTTTCTATCTTTCATTTCCTGAACTTTATATTGATCCATATATTCGTTCGGAATTTTTATTGGGGTCCATCTATTCCAATTATAAGTTTGCATATACCAATTGTTATACACACCTTCAGAAATATTTGAATAATTTGTTTTTTGTGG